TACTCTCTTTCGTTTGTTATTTACTATATTTAGTAGCAAGCACTTCTTTTAGCTCGGTTAGCCCACCTATATACTCTTCCATCTCAACACCATCATATTTAACCAATATGGTAATCATAGGGAATGTTCGGTGTGTTTTTGGAGCAACATAGTAGAACTCCTCTAAAGAATAATTCAACCCTAACAATGCGTATTCATAATCCAAACCTTTTGTTTCTAATAACTGCTTCGCTTGAACACAAGCGGAGCATCCTGTTTTACCATAAACTGTAAACATATTAAATATCATCCCAACCTGAAAGTGATCCTGCTTGATCGTAAGAAGTTACTGTTGTTTCAAAGAAATTTTCACGAGAACCACCTTGTTTAGATGCTAATTCTAAATGCAAGTATGGGTTAATCACATCTTTATAAACTTCTTCAATACCTAGAGAGGTCAGTAGTCCGTTAGCTAGGTACTTAACATATTGTTCACTAGACTTCTTACTAATACCCATAATTCGATCACCATAAACATAGTGACACCACTTAATTTCGTTAGTTACAGCCCGCTTCATACGGTCGATAATAAATTCTTTATCTACACCGAAATCTTTAATGATGTTGATAAACAAACCACGATGCACGAACTCTTGTCTACGAATGTAGTCAATCTGTTTAGCGCACTGAGTTAGTTTGTTGCGGTGTGACAACTGATCGAAGTAATTAAACCCTTGATAGAAGTACAAACCCTCTAATATAAGGTTATGTACAACTACATCGTAGAATGTATCCCAATTAGGGTTGTCAATGTATGCTTGAGCTACTGCACTAATCGTTTGGATACGTTCTTTAAGAGCAGGTACGTCTTTCCATCGGTCATAAATAGCGTCACGCTCAGAGGTTGGTAGGAGTGTCTCAGCAATGTATTGATATGACATTGTGTGAATACTCTCATCAAACTCTTGCCCTGCGAAACACATTTTGACAATCGGTGATGTAAAAATATCTGCAATATTAGGTAAGTTAGCAACTTGGAAACTATCCATAAAGATCAAGAAACCTAACGTATCGTAAGTTGCTTTTAATTCATCATCAGATAGAGTGTTCTTAGTTCGTTTATCATCTGTCATATCAACAGACTGTGGAATCCAAAAGTTACCAAGCATTGTGTTGTAAATACTTACACCCCATTGGTGACGTACAGTATTCATGTTAGCGATACCTGTAGGATTACCACCAATTAGTAGTTGGTCTTCAAACAAGTCACTACCGTCTTCATTAAAGATGTTTGGTTTAGTAAAATCCACATTTCTGTAAATAGGTTTAATATTATCTAAATTTAATTTCATACAATCCTCTAAAATAGGAAGGTTTTTCAACCTTCCATTATGTCTTATCCTGAACAACTAGAGCAAAGTTCGTCTGTTTTAACTAACTGTTCACCAACCTTAATTGTTCGTAAGTAGTATACAGCTTTAGTACTATTTTTCCAAGCTTCTTTTACTAACATACTTACATCTTTAGCTGTAACTTCATGTATGTTACGGTCTAAGACGTATTCAGCACTAATGCCTGTATCTACAAACTTCTGTCCCGCACCAACAGCTTTAGTTAATTTGTGTTGTTTAAAATACCCTATAGAGTTAGCGTAGAAGATAGGATTATCCTTTCCGTACATACTGCTTACAGGTGTCTTACCATCTTTGTTGTCCTCATAAAAATACTCAGCGTAATGAGGCATAAACCCTGCACTAGCCATCATAAACAATGATGTACTGGTGTTCGGAGCAGGTGATGTCAATTGACTATTGTAAATACCATACTGTTTACATAGTTGTTTTTGCTCTAACCAATCTAAGTCAGGACAAACACTGTTCTTATGGTACTCATCAAATATATCACCAACATCCCAACGACTACCTTTAAACTTAGGATATGGTGAATATTCTTTTGCCATTTGAATACTTTCACGTACACAACCATATTGAATACGTTCACACACTTCCGTAATGAAATCTAAATCTTCATAAGACTTCCACTCACGAGCTAGGATGTCTGCTAAACCTTGAATACCCACACCAATAGTTCTGTAATCACGTAAATGATTCTCTGATTCCACAACAGGGGCTTTGGTAATCATCATACCGTTGTTGAGTAGTCGAGTTAATGACGAAGCTTTATTCGACAACTCATTTACAGCAATACGACCAACAACCAAAGACGCTAAAGAGCATGTGTGATGGTAGACATCGGGTTTCGTATTACTAAAGCTTTCAACACAAAGGTTTAGACAATAAATAAAACCATCGTGTTTATTAGGGTTATCTCGGTTGACCTTACACATGAAACCAGCATACGGGCGACCTTTCTCAAAGAACACTTGTAGGTATTTACGCCATAAATCAATAACCTTGTACCTAGTAAATACTTTTAATACACCATCCTCAACAGCTTTCTCAATCTCACTATAAGCTTCAACAAAATCTTCGTTGTACATATTTGGGAGAACAATACCTAACTTCTCCTTAACTTCATGAGGGCAAACAGTAATCCATTCTTGTTGTGGATTATCTTCCAACTTCTGCATAAACAAGTCCATGAAGCAGACTTGCGGTTGAATATCGAATGATTTACTACGTGGATCGCCAACTTCTGTCTGAATATCAAAGAAGTCCATAATATCATTGTGCCAAATAGGGAGAGCAACAGTACCAGCACCTTTACGTTTACCTGCTTGATTAATATATACAAGCGTGTCGTTAAGAACTTTAACTTGAGGTAGTACACCACCACTACCACCATCAGTACCCATTAAAGAAGAACCTTTTGCTCGAATGAAACCTAAGTACCAACCTAAACCACCACCATTCTTACTGATTTGTGCAGCATCTTTGAACGCATCAAAAATACTGTTTAAATCATCATCGGGAGCTAAAATAAAGCATGAAGCATTATTCAAACCTTTACGAAGATTCATAAGTTGTGGTGAAGCTAACGACCAATCAAGGTTAGACAATTCTTCATAAAACTCTTTAACACGTAATAAACGAGCTTGTGGTGTTTTCTCTACGCTTGCATAAAGCATAGCGTTCCCGATAAACAACATCTGAATGCACTCATTCTTAGCGAGGTACTTACTCTCTGCTGTCTCTACACTGGCAATTGTATGTTGTAAATCACGCTCTTTAACAACGAACGTACCGATCAACTCTACTTCTTCTTTGGTGTAGATGTCGAAGTTATCGTGTGACCATTCACCATTGTTTCGTTGCTCTTCAAAATAGTTGATAAAAGGTTTGTCGTAACAACCGACAATACCCCAACGATCCATAGTAGCTAAACGACCCGAAACTAGCAACCATTCATCATCCATAGGGGTAGATAGGTTCTTTGCATGTAAAATCAGGTTGTCTTGGATTGCTTTAGTTGTTACACCATCAAACAGACTCTCATCGAACTTAGCTTCTAATTTTAAAGGGTTTACACTCAACCCATCACAAGCGAAGTTGATTGCTTTCTTAATCTTCTTACAATTGTATTCTTCTGCTTTACCGTTACGTTTAATAACTTTCATATATTCCTCTAATCCTAAACCAACTCAATTCCATTACAAACATCAAAGCTACGCTGATTTGTAATACCATCCATCTCACGCATCATACTCACATCATCTGTTAAACACCGTACTTGATGTGAAGCAAACCTAGTCTTTAACCAAGACAAATCTTGTCGCTCATTCACTGTAATACGAGGACTATCATCTTCCTCCTTGAATCTATTGATTGTAAGCAACCCTTCATCAATCTCTACTTTATCAGGTAACGTACAACCTAGATTAAAGAATAACTTACTCAAAGCTTCTTTAACTTTAGGATTATCTGATTTGAAATGCTCAATGGTGATTGATGGTACAATCTTCTTTAACTCTTTGAGTGTAAAAATACAACTTACTTTCATTCATGTTCCCCTAGCAGTTTCAATACTTTCTCTTTCAATTCTGTACTTCCTTGTTCACCGTATTCTTCATAAGATGCTAAAAGAGCATAATGAATTACTTTAGCTAAATCTTCAATACCATTCTTACTCTTATAACGAGAGATGTACTTTACAACATTACCTTCACAAAAAGAAAGGTTGTTCTTCATTGTATATTCTAAAGGTTGGATACCACGATCTTTATAATGACCACCACCTTCTTGAGCGATCAAAGGGTTGTACGCTTGTGTTTCCTTAGACGATTCAGCACTACCTCTAGATAGTTGATCTGTGTAACACCAAACACGCTTACCTGTTTTTGAAACGACAACCACCCTGTCATATACATGGTTTGATATAATTTGAACAACGTCACCAATAAACAATCCAAAATCTTTTTCCCAATGATTACCATCCGCATAACTGATAAACGTAACTTCATCACCAACTTTAAACTTATTTGTTTTTAAAGCATTCATTCAACCTCTCCTCGAAATATTTAATAAAAGTTGTTACTCGTATTACCAAAATAACAGCTTAGAAGAATATTATACAACTTCTAACTACGAATAACAACTCTGTTTGTTTATTGATTTACTCTTTGTTTAGTGTTTAATCACCAACACTAATCGTCCAATCCATCAAAGCCTCATAAACTCGTGGATCAATTTTACCTTTCCACTTGTTTGCAACCTCTTTAATATAAGCTTCTTTAGCTTGTTTATATGCTGCGAAGGCTTCTTTTTCATCCCCAAAATACCCAAGATGTTTTGTCTTAGAACCTTTAGAGAACCCAACACTGTATCTTTTTGTACGTTCATTAAAGAGGACTCCTGTTT